GAACATATAAGAGTAGGGTCACGTAGTTAATACCCGCCTTTCTCCCTGTACTTTTGGGCGGAATACTTTATTTATCAGGGTTTTTAACTACTTGCTGAGAACTCATTTGTATTGTAGTGGTTTATTAGCACTCTTTCCAAATACATTCCTTTCTCAAGGGAACAACACATTTATCATTACTGATAATATTCTTATTTAAAGTCGTGTCAATGTTTTACGACTTATAAGTTATAATAAATGGTTTTTATGTTACCACCAACGAAACTTAAATACAATAGTTTACGACAAATGCTGGATTAACCAGATAATTTAATTAAGACACCTAAAACTATTGCAAAGCCCAATCTACTTATAGTTAACCACATCTATTGTGTGAGTCAGAATCATACATCCTATATAAGTTTAGCTTGTTTAAATAGAAACTAGTGTCTCTAACATCTTAAAAAGAGTTAAGTTTTTTGTTTTGCAGGTTGTTATCATTATGCAACTGAACACAATAGTTTAATGTGTTGTAATGGCTTTACATTACTTTATGCATAACTATCCGTTTAAAGGCTATCAGAATACCTTGCAGAGTATTTACTATCTGCTACCGAACGCTTAATCGAGTTTTAGTTTTTGTAGTTATTTACTACTACACGTTTACCCTTATGCACTCAATTGTAACACATACTTATTCTTTCAAAGTAATTGAGAGTCTACATTATAAACAATGTAGCAAACTTTTCCTGATAATTAGTCAGAACTCTTGTTACAACTGCTCACCCGAAGGTTAGTGCATTGGGTTTTCATCAAATCTATCATCATCTTCGTCAGATAAATAAGATTCGTGAAATTCGTTAGCTATATCACCATGTAAAACAAAGTTATTAGCTGCTTTAATATGTTTTTCTTTTTCAAGTTTTTCATTTAAAGCAGTTTTTAATCTGTTTTTATTTTTGATGATTAGTTTTAACACATTACGAAGGTGATTAATATCCATATTATCTATAGATATTAACTCACCATTACGTTGTTTCCAGTAAATTATTTCTTTATTGTTCATTTGATTGATTTTCTAAAGAGTTAAGTTCACATTCGTTTTGTAAATCAATTAACTGTTGAAGTTTATTAGGTGGAAATGATACATAATCATATTCAGCCTCAATTTCTTTTTTAGTTAATACAACAGCATATCTTTCTACAACTGTTGTACCAATAGAATGATTTACAAATTCTACTGTAAAAGGGTTATACCCTAAAATATTATGTGTTATCATTGTTTTTTGCATATTATTACAACTTGCCAGTTGCTTGTTATGTTATTCATTCACTAAGTAGAATGATTCACTCTTGCTATTACTGCACGATTTATACGCCTGTTGCAAGTTCCCTATCTAATAGGTGTAAAAGGCTGAGTCTTGACCTTTTTGTACTGTTATTTTCATCTCTTTCAAGACTTAAACACACCTATATTTCTACAGGTAAACAGCATACAGACAGATTATAGGTTCTGCAACCACTACAACGTACTATATATGATACTCCTTTCACTCTTACTCCCTTGCGAGGTTCACAGGAGCTACCCTGTTAGTAATTAGTTACTTGTTTCACATCATCTTATTTCCTTGCGGTACTTTAAGAGCCATCATATTACAGATGGATAACTGTATTTTCATACGTTGTGTCGAATACTTTTGCTTTTATTAATTTTTAATTGGTAATAATTATATCAAGTTAATTATTTAAAGCCCCAATAATCGCTTAGACGATGTGATTCGACTTTATATCATGCCACCTTTTGAGTGGTTTAGATATAAACACCGTCTTGTTTTTGGCTGCCAAGCCTACTAACTATACTAACTCTATTATCCTATTATTTCTAACTGGGTTCCAAACCAGCACATTGTTGGCAATGTATAGGACAAAAATAAGTTTTCTTCATCAACTCTATAAGATTGGCAATCTTTTGGAGTTAATGCAATACAAGAGTGTCAACATTACTGTTCAAGTTGAGGTGATTAACCCCAACCATATTTACATTCTGCTCTGCCCGAGCATACTACATAAACATGTATTGTATTGTCTTTCTAATAGCCAGATTACTCTGTGCAAAAGGTATATTAGAGATATTCCTTTCACTTTTCTTGCTTATGTATTCACAAGTTATCCTAACGACATGAAGACTGCCGTGTAATTTAGTTCAGCCGAAGCCTTAACGCACAAACCATGAGTATTTTACAACTCTGTGGGTATTACAAATGTGCTTGTTAATACTATTATTCAGTGTTTCTTATTATAGGTTTCCTCTAAATAAGTATCTTTAATAACAGTAACCAAGTTAATATAACCTGATGAAATTAGTTCATTATGTACTGTGTTGAACTCACGCCATTAACTTACTGGATAGTTGTATATTTACCAACTTACTAGCTAAAAGAGATAAATCTCAATCCATTTCAGTATTTCTATACAACGAGAAAGATAACCATAGTTTAAGCTGAATAAACTTTAATTCTGTACAATCAGTAAATTATATAGGTTAGATATAATTTATGGTTAATGTACTACTGCTGTTCCTATAACTTTAAAGTGTTTGGTTCAGAAATACACTATGTTAAACACCTAATCTTTGATACCTTACGGACTATTAAGTTATTACAGCTATTGCTGAATTACTATCAAAGAATTAGGTGTAATTAATAATAGACATTATTGTTTAGTCTATTTACTTGTAATTAGGATTACTGCCTAACCTAGAGTTACTAGCTTATTATAAGTATGTTTTCATAAAGCAGTCTTAATTTATTACACGCAAGCCACTAGCGTGGAATCAAGAACCTACCTAGTATAGGATTACCTGTATATCAGTACAAGTTTTATCAGTTAGTTATAACTAGGATGTTAGAATAAGAAATGCCTTTATTTCACTATCATAACCTAAAAGTGTATTGAAAACTATATGGCATTAATAGTTTAGGTTATTTTACCAAGCATATTTACTAGTATATGTGGTTGATTAAAATCCCTCTGCACTCAGTTGTAATTCTCGGTCTATACACGAGGCTTTGATATTATCTCATCTTACAACTTTGTATTATGCTTAGGATATTAATTAAGCCTTTTTATATCATGCTTAGGATAGGAAGTTATTTAACGATTACAACTTTATAATAATCTACATAATTGTATGAACTATCAATATAATATTTGATAGGTAAACCTTCAGGTATTATACCTATATATTTACCAACAATTTCAGAATTATTTCTTGTTGAACGTACTAATACAGTATCATTTATGTAAAATTCGTAATCAATAGATGATTGTACTTCTTGCATTTTACCATTCTCGTATTGAACGATGTAGTTTTTAGTGCAGCTTACTAACCCAGTTAGTAATAGTGCGATTAATGTGAGTTTTTTCACAGAATTATATTGTTTTTAAATTTAAAATGATTGGAAATGTATAGTTTATTTAAGGGAATTGTTGTTGGAAGTGTTATATAAATATAGTGTAATTTTGTATTGATACTTGGGGAAACAACCTAAAACTAGGCTTGGTTGTCTCCCAGTCAAATATCTAGTGTACACTTCACACAGTATCAGTTAGTTATGTTATGAAATGTAAAGTGTTACTTTAACTAAATTTCATTATAACTTATTGATTATCATTTAATGATTATCAGTTAATTATATTTAATGAAGAGGGTATATTAAAATAAAGAGCCCGAAGGCTCTATTATTAAAATCCAAAATCTTCAGCAGTAGCTGTTTCAGCACCAACCAAATGACTCATAGTAATGATAACACCGTCTGCTGTTTTAGTAGCAGTAGTAAGGTATTCATTACCTATAATCATTCCGTAAGCGAAGTTGTTATCATAGACAATAGCTTGTCTTGTAACTAATTCGCCATTAATGTTTGGAAATTCAACAGTTGCATTACGAAACATTGTTCCGTTAACATTAGGTTTAGCATTAGCACTAACGCTAATTAATTTAGCAATAAATTGCTTTTGTGTGTCGTTTAAATTTTTCATATGTGTGATAGCGGGGTTAATAGTTCCGCAAAACTGACGGGGGAGTGAGTTGTAACCTGCAACACATACTTACACCCTCCTATTAATTTAAAATACACCCCTTCACACTCCTACCAATTTTTTCATATAATTTTTATATAGGGGGATAAGGAAAAAATGCATATTTTAGATTTCATTTTTTCAATTCTAAAAAAATTAAAAAAAAATTAAAATTTTGCAACATTGCGATATGTTCTTAAGAACATAAATCGGCCCTAATATACTTAAGAAAGAGAGAGAACCTACAACCCTTGTTATTCCTACAAAGTCAGTAACTGATTTATGAACTTTTAGTTCGTGGTTTAAGTACTTTTTAAAATACTTTTACTGATTATCAGTAATTTAATGATAATTAGTACAAATTTATGAACTAGTTCTTGTTTTAGTTACTTTCTGCCATTAGATTTGTACCGTAAAATATGAAAAAGATAAGTGATTTTGAATCTTATATTGATAATCCTTCTACTATTTTAGAAGAAGATATTAAAAGAGTGCATTATTTTACTAAAGGAGATGTTGTAGAAATAGTAGATAATAATGGAGAAGTAGTTAATTATCAAAAGTTAGGTACTGAAGTAAATAAAGTTATAGACCAAAGAGAATATAGAAAAGTATATGTAAATGAACTTGTTACGTTAAAAGAGTTATCTGCTTCTGGACTTAAAGTATTTTGTTATATTCTTAAGAATCTTAAAGTAAAGAAAGATGACATTACTATATCCATAGCAGATTGTATGGAATTTACTGGATATAAAAGTAAAGTTAATATTTATAACGGAATAGTAGAACTTTTAGATAAACAAATTATATATAGAAAAGTTGGTACAGGAAATTATTACATAAATATAAATGCAATTTATAATGGGGCAAGACAATAGTTTTAACATAAGTATTAAACCAGATAATCTTACTATAGACGAATGGTGTGCAGAAATACAAGTTAAATATGACCAAGGTTATGATTATGAGGCAATTAATAAATATTATACTGACTTAAAAAAGCCTAAAAGTAATACTGAATACTCTCAAATGATGAAAAACAAATGGAAGAAGTCCTTAAATTAGCATCATTATTACTTTTAGAAGAAGTAGAATATGAAATAGTAATTGGAGAAAACGATATAAGTATAGAAATAAAATAAATATATGAAAAAAGAAAAAACAATGACAAACACTACTGCTTCTCAAGCAAGTGTACAAGTAAAAGACATTCAATTTTGGGGAAATGGTGACACTTTTAAATTAATTAGTAAAGCATCTTCTCAAAATGAAGGATGGATGAAATCTACTAAAGCTATGTTAATTAAAGGAGTAGGTTGTGTAATTCAAGTAACTACACAACAAGGAGATAATGTTGCAGAAGCTTTAACATTTGTACCTGGAGTTAAAATTGAAGAAATTCAAAATGAAGAAGGTGTAGTTATTCAAAGACAAATTGTAAAAATGTAATGAAAAAAGATTTACAAGATTGGTTTTTAAGTCAAAGATGGTTATGGAGAAAGTTTTATAATCATTATGATAACAGATGGACATACGAACATTTGATTATTAAAAATTGTGTTATTAAATGCAATGACCCAGAATTAACTATAGAACAGATTAAAGAATTACTGTATATAAAATAAAACAAAATGAAAGAAGTAAAAGGAAAATTAGGAGTATCATCAAATGGTACATTAGTAGAAACAAATGAGCTAGACATTACAAAGATTGATAAACTAGCTAAATTAAATGGAAAAGTTAGTGAAGGACGTATTGTACTTCAACCACTTCCTCAAAAAGAAAAAACTATTGGAGGTATTATATTACCAACAGTATTAGGAGAGTTTAGATGTGCTGTAATTCTTTCACATCCTGATTCTGAATATCTTAGAGGAGATGTAGTAGCACTTAAATTAAGTGATTTTCCTGGAGGAATGCCTCCTCAAGTTGATTTCTTAGAAGGAAATCCTTGTACAATTCTTTTTGAATCGTTTATTTGGTATAAATATGATTACAGAATTGAAGATTAATCAGGAATATAGAATTAAAGCAGTAGAAGAAGGTTTGGCTATTGAAATCAAACCTGACTTCTTGCTTTTTAATGCTATAACTCCAGAAAGATTTGCTTTTGAAACTTTTGAAGAATATAAGTTTAGACAAAAAGTTACTAGAAGAACTACTAAAAAGTATCTAAATCCTAAAAAATGATAGAATTAGAAATACAAACATTAAGTAAACTAGGTTTTAGACACAATCAAGTTATAGAATTTGAAGGAGATTATGATGGAAAATTTATAATTCAATCAGATAAAGAAGGTAATGTATTACGTTGGAAACCAATTTTATTTTTTGATGGGTGGGAACCTGTTAGGAAAATAAAAGATGTTGATATTTTAGAAAAAATAGACTTATCTTTGTCAACATGAATGAATTGTTTACAGTTGATTACGCATTAAATTATGAAGATTGGACTTATGCTAAAAACATAGCTCCCTATAATGTGTACAAATTAGACGAATTCATCATTAAAGTTAGAAGAAATGATTTTTACTTACTTTTGTTTATTTATAATAAATGTCAAGAATTAGTTTTTTGTGGTAGAATATATACTATTCGTGATTATACAGTAAAGATTAAAAGACATTTAAGTAAATGGAAATGTAAATTATCAGTTAATTTAAATCCTAGTCCATCTTCACAACCTCCTGTAATATTACCTAGAGTAATTAATTTAAGTTATGCTCAAGGAACACCTGTTCCTCCTACAATTATAGGAGAAGTTTTTAATGAAACATGTTTTATAATTGGAGGAAACTTTTACAACCCTATTTTAAATTTAACTTATAGTTTAGCTGGAGCTTATCCTAATCAATATTTACGTGTTAGTGGTATTGTACAATATACTTTAGGAACATTTAGCAATACAATTTTGTGTAGAGGATTAGTATCAAATACTGTATTTAGCACAACTATAAATGTAACAGTATACGAACTTCCTCCATCTGAAAATTATTTTTTAATATTAGAAGATGGAGATTATATATTATTAGAAAACAACGATTTAATTTTAAAAGAATAAAATGGCAGATTTAAAAATATCAGAAATGACTTACAAGCAGTTAGCTGCTGATGACCAATTTCCTACAGTTAACTCAAGCACTTTAGATAATACTAAAGGTTTAGCTGGAGACATTCCTCTATTAGTTGGAATTTCAGTTTATGATTCTAATGCAGTTTATGTTCCTGGACATTTAGTAATTTATAATACTGATACTGTGTCAGGAATTTTTAGAGTAAAAACACTTACTACACCAGGAGAAGCTCCTGAAGGAATAGGATTTGATAAATTTGAATCTTATGGTATAGGTTGGAGAGAAAATACATTTAGTGCAGATGTTTCAAATTATTTTATTAGTATTGAAGGAAAAAGAACAGGTAAAATAACTTTTACTGACGCTCTTACTGTTGGAGACAGTATACTTATAGTATTAACAGGAGATTGGGTATCAGGTTTAAATAAAAATTTAATTGTAACTGGTAATAGTGGACCAATTACTTATGCTGGAACTGAATCATTTAATATAGAATATACTAATTTTCAAATAAATATATATTGTACACTTGCTTATAGTTATAATGCTGGAAATTTTAGACTTAAATTTACATTACACGGTTAAATGAATGAATTTTTAAAACCTAAAATTAAAGAGTTAGCTTTAAAACATAAACTAACTCAAAGTCAAGTAATTGACATATTTTATTCTCAATTTAAACATGCAGCTAAAATAATATCAGAAGATTCATTTAAAGACCCTAACGAAAGAAGAAGTGTAAAGTTTAAAGGACTTGGCACTTTTGAATATAAAAAATATAAAGCTATTAAATTAACAAAAATTAAACAAGAACAAGATGCAAGAAAGAACATGGTTGAAACCGCTTCCGAAGATTGACAAAGAATTAGAATTAATTAAAATTTGTGTAGATACATTGCAAACATGTGCTGTACTATCTCAATCTCCTGCCACTAAAAACATTCAGTTAAGTGCAGAAAATATCTTAATGAGATATTTACAACAATTAGATATTTTAACTAGACCTAACGAAACTTCTTTAAAAACAACATTATGATAAATAAAGAAATAATCAATAACGTTTTAAGATTACATAATCTTAACGTTAATGCTAGTTATACTAAAATAGCAGATGAGCTAGTTAAAGTATTTCCTATTTCTCATAGAACAGCTAGAAGATATGCTTCTACTATTATTAATAGTAGAAACCCTATTCCTGAAAAAGTAGCAATGCCTGAAATAATTACTAATAAAAAAATAGGAGTTTTTAATTGGAGAGATGCTGTAGAGCACGTTCAAAAAGGACAATCTTTATTTACTGAAGCTAAAAATAATCAAGATAAAGCTACAGTTAAAATAGTTACAGACGAACCTATTTATATACTTGCTTTAGGTGATGCTCATTTTGGTAGTTGGGGTACTGATTACGAAGTACTTAAAAAGGTAACTGATGAAATTCTTAATACACCTAATTTGTATGTAATTCTTTTAGGAGATTTATTACAAATGTCTATTAAATTAAGAGGAATGTTAGAAGTAGCAGATAATGCACTTCCTCCTAAATATCAAATGTTATTGTTAGACAGTTGGTTACAAGAAATATCTCATAAAGTTATTTGTTCTACTTGGGATAATCATTCAGTAATGAGAGAAGAAAATGTAACAGGTTATTCTAAATATGCTGAAATATTTGAAAGACATCATGTTTATTTTAATGGTATTGGTCATTTAGATTTAAATGTAGGAAATCAAGTTTACAAAATAGCTGTATCTCACTTCTTTAGAGGTTATTCTGTAGAAAATCCTTGTCATGGTGGAATGAGATATATGAGAAGAATAGCTCAAGATAGAGAAATAGCAATGGCTGGAGATTCTCATAATCCTGGAGTTATTAAATATGTTGATGGTGATAGAGTAAGATGTGTAGTAAATAGTGGAACTGCTCAAACAAATAGTGGTTACGCTAAAAGATTTTTTTCTCTTCATACTTCATCAGCATTTCCAGTTATTAAATTGGACCCTAAAGTTCACGAGTTTACACCTTATTGGAATTTAAAAGAAGCAATAAAATGAAAATTATAGAATTTGAAGTATTAGTAAAATTAGTAAACGATAGTCAAATTGATTATAGTAGTTTAGGTATTGCTCCACCAATAGATGATGAGAACGAATTGTTTTCTGAAAAAAGATATTATAATTCTAAATGGTTAGAAGTTGAAATAGAGTGTATTGCACAGAATGGAGAATATGCTATATTGAATTTGTACGATGGTCGTTGTATATTTGTACAAGAACCTATTAAACAAGTTCTAAGTAAACTTCATGATACCTAAAGAATTCCAAATATTAAATCATACTATTACTGTTGTTATTGATAATGAGTATTGCTACAAAAATGATTGTTTTGGACAATATCTTTATCAAGACAATAAAATAGTTTTAGCTGATAAGTATAAAAAAAGAAAAAATTGGGTTAGTTATAAAAAAGAAACAATACAACATGTGTTTTATCATGAATTAGTACATTGTATTCTTTATTATATGAATAGTGAATTATGGTTAGATGAAAAGTTTGTAGACCAATTTTCTGGTTTACTTGCTCAAACAATGAAAAAAGATGAAAGTATTGAAATTGACGGAAGAGTTAAATCTAGAAATTCAGAGTGAACTGTTTGAAATAGAAGAGTTTAAAGCATTAATTAAAACAGTTAAAATTGGAAGAGGTGATACTGATGGTAGAAAAAAACTTATAGCTAAAAAAGAAATAGCTTATGTTTATCATATGGCTGACCCTAATTCTAGGTATTATAACTATGCAGAATCTGAAAGAAAAACTAAATTAAAAAGTGATATTTTTAATGAAGTAGATGAAAATTGGGAACCTGATGAAGCAGTTGAATTAGCTATATTAAAGTATAGAGAGTTAATTAAAACTCCTTCACTTAGAACTGTAGATAGTATGTTAAATTCTTTACACGAATCTGAAGAAATCATAATTGAAATAACTAAACAGTTAAAGCAAGATTTAAAAGATGGTAAACACAAAAGTGGTATAAATAATAAGAGAGGTCAAATCGTATCAGGAACAGAGTTAATGTTGAACGATTTGACTGCTCTCTTGAAAGTCAGTAAAGAAATACCTAATCATATAGAAGTATTAGAAAAGTTACAAAAGAAATTACAAGAAGAAAATAAAACTCAAGCAGCTAAAGTTAGAGGAAACTTGCAAATTAGTGAAAGGGAAAGGTAATGTTTGATGTAAATTTTAGTCATATTAATACTCAAGAGTTTTCTCCTGAAGCTACTAGATTTAGATTAAATAGTTTAAGAGGAAATTCTTGCTATATAGATGAGCCTAAAAACAGTTTAGCTTGGAAAGAATATTGGGATTTACAAGAACATTATTGTATGAACGGTTATTCTGTAGGTGGAGTTAGAATTACAGGAGAACATTACTTTTATCTTAACTTTTGTCAGATTAAATTAACTGCTGCTAATAATAATGGAGAAAAAGTTAGCAAAAAGAAAGTAGAAAAACAAGTTACTTTTCCTGAATTTTGGGATAGTGATTGGTTTTACTTTACTGAATGTGAAATAGCTAGAGAAGCAGGTGAACATATGATTATTCTTAAACCTAGAAGAAGAGGATATTCATATAAAAATGCAGCTAAATGTGCATACATGTATAGTTTTACTCGTTCATCTACTTCACTTATTGTAGCAGAATTATCTACATATTCTGAAGAAACAATGGGTATGGCTGTAAATTATTTAAATTTTTTACAACAATATACTGATTTTGGAAAAAACAGATTAGTTAATAAACCTAAAGAAGAAATAGAAAGCGGTTTTGAAGAAAACGGAATTAAGTTAGGTTTTAGAAGTAAAATACTTGCATTTACAACAAAAACTAATGCAGGTATTCTTAGAGGAAAAGATGCTAATATTGTTCTTTTTGAAGAAGCAGGAACTTTTGGAAATTTGTTAGCTACATATAATGCAACTAAAGCTCTTGTTCAAGAGGGTACTAACGTATCAGGACAAATGTTTGTTTTTGGAACTGGTGGTGATTTTGCTGGAGGTCAAGTAGATTTTGAAAAAATGTTTTATGACCCTGAAACTTATGGGTTTAGAGCTTATCAAAATATATACGATGAAGGAAAAAGTAACACAACAATAGGTTATTTTCTTCCAGATTATTATTCTAAAGGTGGTTTTATAAGTAATGGTATATCTGAAATAGAATCAGCTAAAGCATCTATTGAGCAAGAAGTTGAAAGACTTAAAAGAAGTTCAAAAGATAGAAATGCTCTTGATGCTTATCTTGCAGAATTTCCTAGAACTCCTCAAGAAGCTTTTATTAAAATGGGAACTAATATTTTTCCTAAAGCTGAACTAAATCAACAAATTAACGAAATACGTAGTCGTAGAGAATTACAATATTTAGGTACTACAGGTATATTTTATACCGATACAGACGGTAAAGTTAAATTTGAATTAAAAGATGATTTAAAACCTATACTTAATTTTCCTTATAAACCTGATGTAGATGGAGAAGGTTGTGTTATTATGTACCAACCTCCTTTTAAAATGAATGGTGGTGTTCCTGAAGATTTGTATTATATAGCTGTTGACCCTTACGCTATTGATAAAGGAAAAGATAAAAAGATAACCAAAAGAGACTCTTTAGGTTCAGCTTATGTTTTTAAAAGAATAAATAATTTTTCTAAACCTTTTGATTTAATTGTATGTGAATATGTAGCTAGACCAGAAAGACATGATGATTTTAACAAAACTTTGTTTGATATGGCTGAATATTACAATTGTAAAATTGTATATGAAAACGATAGAGATGGTGATATAGAATCTTATGCTAGAATTAATAAAAAACTACACAGATTAGAAGTTGAACTTACAGTTTATGATAGTAGTGACGCTCCACGTAAGCAATTAGGAAGACGTTATGGCGTGAGTATGAGTAACTTAGAGGTCAAAAAGACAGCAGTAAGTTATTTAAAAGATTGGTTATTATCACCTAGAGATAAAGATTTAAATGGAGTTCAAGAGTTAAATCTTCATAAGATTTATAGTATTCCTTTACTTGAAGAAATTATTAAATTTGATTATCAAGGTAACTTTGATAGAGTTTCTGCAATGTTAGTGGCAATGCTTTATAAAAAAGAACTGTTACTTAAACCTCCAGTAAGTGAAAGAAAAACCTCAATTTATGAAGATGAGTTTTTTAGAAGGTTTGATAGAGAATTTGGTAAAAATGAATTGAATCTCTAACTTTGTAAATTAAATATAAATAATGAAAAATACTAATCAAGTAGGAATGTTATTTGATATACCAAATCAAAATATATCTTATGCTGAAAAAATAAAAGATGATTTTGCTTGGAGTAAAATAACAATTAATGCTATAATAGGCAGGTCTACTTTTACAACTAATAGTCAGAAAATTTGGATAAAAAAATTATATGATTATTATAATGGTAATATTCATACAGATGATTATAAATTAATTACAGAACCTTTTGGTAAACCTATGGAAGGTAGTTGGGGTGATGTAGAAAGTTATCCTATCATTAAAACTAAAGTTGATTTACTACGTTCTGAATATAATAAGCGTCCTAAAAAAGATATGGTTTATGTAGTTAATGACGATGTTGTTACTAACATGACTGAATCTTTAAACGAAGAAATTAATAAAAGTTTAGAATCTTTATTTGTAAATAAGCTTAATGAATTAGGTGTTCCTACAGGAGTTGAGTCACAAGAAGTAGAATTACCAGAAAGAGTTAAAGAAAATTTTGAATCTACTTATTTAGATAAAAGAGCTATTATTGGTCAAAATGCAATTAACTATATTAAAGTTCAACAACATTTAGATGAAAAATTAGATTTAAATTTCTTTCATTGGTTAGTAAGTGGAGAAATTTATTCTCATAAAGATGTAGTTCATAATGAAGTTGTTTATGAAACAGTTAACCCACTTGATATAGATTTTGATAAAGACCCTGATATACAATTTGTTGAAGATGGAGATTGGGTAGTAAGACGTAAATATATGCATCCTTCTTCTATCATAGATACATTTTATGATATACTTGATGAAGAACAAATTAAAATGATTGATACTTTAGCTGTATCAGGACCAGCACTTACTTCAAACTCTTCTATATTTTATGATAGAAGTTTGAATAATAAAATGTGGTCTAGATTAATTGAAGTAATGCATGTATGTTGGAAATCACGTAAACAAATTGGTATTGTAGAGTTTATGGATGAAATGGGTCAATTTCAATCTTTAGAAGTTGATGAATTATATAAACCAACTCCTAACCAAAAAGTTACATGGCATTGGGTAAGTGAAGTATGGGAAGGTTATAGAATAGGTTTAACAATGTTTGTTAAAATGAGACCTTTACCTAATCAAAGAGGTAATTTAGATAATTTATCTAAATGTAAATTACCTTATAATGGTAGAATTATGTCTAATGTAAATTCTACAAATATATCTTTAGTTTCTTTAGGAATACCTTATCAAACTTTATATAATGCTACTTTTCATCGTCTTAAATTAGCTATGGCTAAAATGAAAGATGATATGGCTTTAATTGATATTAATTGGAAACCTTTAGGTTGGTCAATGGATAAATGGTTAGAATATGCTGATAGAGTAAGTATGTTGTTTGTTGATTACAGTAAAGATTCAGTTAAAATGAATAATACTCACCAAACAAGACTTCAATTAGCTTCTCAAACTATTAAAATGTACACAGATTTATTAGCGTTTATTAAAAATGAGTGGGAAGAAGTTTGTGGTATAACAAGACAAAGAGAAGGTCAAGTTCAATCTTCTGAAACTGTAGGTGGTGTAGAAAGAGCAGTATTACAAAGTTCTTTAATTACTGAAACTTACTTTACTCTTTTTGAACAATTTAAGAAAAGAGATTTAGAAGGTTTAATTGATTATTCTAAAATAGCTTGGCTTAATGGTAAGAAAGGAAGTTATGTAATGCCTGATTCTACTAATATAGTTTATATGGATATTAATGGTTTTGAGCATTGTGAAACTGAATATGGTATTGCTATATCTGATTCATCTAAAGAACAAGAAAGAGCTAATACAATTAAACAACTTGCTCAACCAATGATGCAAAATGGTATTGCTGCTTCTACTATTGCTGAAGTATTAGATTCAGAAACTATATCTCAAGCTAAAGTTAAACTTAAAGTTGCTGAACGTAAGTTACAGGAATACAATCAATTAGTATCTCAACAAGAACAAGAAAATAGTATGATTATGGCTGATAAACAAAAAGAAGTTGTTGAATTACAACATCAATATAATTTAGAAGCTATTGACAGAAAAGGAGAATGGGATTTACGTAAAACTGAACTTACTGCATTAGGTATGGATGAAGGTGACGATAATCTTGCTATTCAAGAATCTATGATTGAAGCTGGTTTAAAAGAAAGAGAATTAGCTTTAAAAAATAAACAAATTGATAGTAATATTGTAAATGATTTATCTAGACAACAGCATGAGAAACAAATGAAAGAAAAAGAAATGCAATTAAAGAGAGAAGAAATGAAAAGTAAAGAAAGAATTGCAAAGAGTAAACCTAGAAGCAAGTAGTGTTATATATATAAGAGAAACTAAAAATTAATTAAACAACAAAATAACAAATTAACTTTGTATTAGAAAATGACAGACACAATCGAAAAAGAAGGGTTGGACGAATTAGATTTTGATATATCTAAAGTAGACGTAAACCCGACAGGAGTTGTTCCAAAAACGGAACTAGACCCTGAACCAGCTCCAGAAGCTCAACCAGAACCTAAAAGAGGTAGACCTAAAAAAGTTGAGAAAATTGTAGAGCCAGAACCTGAGCCAGAGCCAGAAGTAATTGAAGAAGAAGAAGAGGAACCAGAAGTAACTTCTAATTTGTTTTCTACATTAGCTCAAAGTTTAGAGCTAGAAATGGAAGAAGAATTTGAAGAAACTGAAGAAGGTCTTTCTGCATTTGTTCAAAACGCTGCTGATAAATTAGCAGACAAAAAATTGAATGGATGGTTAGAAAGTTTACCTGAAGTAGGTTCTAACTTTTTTGATTATCTTCAAATGTTAGGTCCTGACGCAAAAGAAGAAGATGTACAAAAGTTCTTTAGTTCAGTTAAACCAGAAATCGATTACAAATCAATTGATTTAACTAATGAAGATGCACAAAAAGCTGTAATGCGTACTTTTTACAAAAAGATGGATTATGATGATAATGAAATTAAAGATGCTATTGAAGATTTAGAAATAGCTGGTACTTTAGAAAAATCATCAAAAGTTGCTTCAACTAAATTAGCTGCTTCTCAAGAAAAAGAAAGAGCTGCTTTACTTGAAAAAACAAAAGCTGAAGATGCAGTTAAAAGACAAAGAATACAAGAATATTGGAATAATATAGATTCTACTATTAAAAGCGGTAGAGTTCATAATTTTAATATTCCAGTTGCAGAACAAAAAGCTATGTTGGAATATATGTCAAGACCAACTAAAGCTGGAGTTCCTCAACTACAAGAAGATTTAAATAATATGAGTGTTGAAGATAGAATAGCTTTAGCAATTGCAGTAAAAAATAAATTTAATTTAAGTAAATATATTACTGCTGCTGTTAAAACTCAATCTGCTCAAACATTAAAAGAAAGATTAGCTTCAGGACAAACTAGATTAAAAAATGGTAATGTTCCTAAAAGCGGTGTTTCTGAAGACATACTATTTGATATAAAATAAACACTTTAAAAACAAATAAATAAAAAATGGCACAATTTCTAATGGACCAAGTGTGGAATGAACAAATGAAAAGCAATGACGCTTCTTTTGCTCGTTTAATTAACGCACAACCTGACAAAATCGCTCCTGTACTCACTCACATGATGGGTCAAGAGAGTTCACGTTTCCCTCTAATGTATCTTTCTGAAGGCATGCAAGCTATTCAAGAAGTAGATGGTGACGAATTTGAGTATGATGTAATTGGACGTATGATGAAGGCAGTTCCTTTACAAGCTCCTCCTACTGGTTCTTATTCTACATCTTTTGGTGTATCTGGAACTGAAGCAACTTTATTCTTTAACGAAGGTATTTTTCCTGTAGGATATACTATTCTTTCTCCTTTAGGTTATCAATTACGTATTACTTCTCGTGATAATTCTAACGGTAACTGGGCTTACAAAGTAAAATTAGTAGCTAAAAATCTTTCTGAAACTTTACCTGTAAGCGAATTAGCAACTGGTGCATTATATGCTTCTGGTTGGAACTCGGTAGCAAGTTTTGGTTCATTTGGTTCACTTTCTACTAGCACTGCTCCTGTTAAAGTTCGTGGTGATGTAGGTACTATTCGTAAAGGTTACGCTCATGAAGGTAACATTAAATATCGTAAAGCTAAAACTGTACAATTAGATACTAAAGGTGGAGGTACTAAAGAAATGTATTGGCCTTACGAAGAGTATCAGCATAACTTAAGTTTCCGTATTGAATGTGAAACTAACTACTGGTATTCAAAATCTAATCGTGATGCTTATGGTGTTATCAATGAGCGTGATGAACAAGGTAATCCTATTGTAAGGGGTGCAGGTATGTTTGAACAAATTAGCAATAAAGATACTTATGGTACTTTAACTGCTGATAAAATTGACCAAACAATTCGTGATACTTTCTATGGTATGAGTGATGCTGAAAATAAAGTAATTACTCTTTTCACTGGTGTGGGTGGTCGTATGGCTTTCGATAATGCAATGAAAGCTGAATTGTCAAACAGAGGTTACATCAAATTAACTGACAACAAATTCGTTGGTGGTTCTGGATATAACTTAAGTTTAGGTGGTTTCTTTGATACATATCAACATGTTGATGGTTACAAAGTTATTATCAAAACTGCTTCTCTTTTTGATAACGGACCTCAAGCTTTAGCTAGTCCTAAACATCCTAACTATCCTAATTTACCTCTTGAGTCTTTCCGTATGGCTTTCGTAGATACTTCTACTTATGATGGTATGAGTAACTTAGTTATGGTAAGTAAAAAAGGACGTAGTATGTTACGTGGTATGGTAAAAGGTATCAACGAAGCTGCTGCTGGAACTAGCTTCTCAGCTAACGATACTATCTCTACTGATAAAGATGGTAGTTCAGTACACTTCTTAAAAGCTGGTCAAGTTGTACTTAGAAGGTTTAACACTTCTATCGACTTAACTTGTACAGCAGGTTTATAATTTTAAATAAGTGAGGGAGAGTAAAATCTCTCTCACTTTACTTTTAAATAAACTAAAATTAAAAAACAACTAAAATAAAAGAATAAAGAAAATGAAAACGATTAAGATTCAAAGAAAAGAAGTACGAAGACATGGCGTACACATTAGTTTAACTCAAGAAAGGTCTGCTACAATTGGTGGATTTCTTTTAAAGTCTGGTGCAGTAGGTACAGGTATTACATTTGAAGAAATGAAAAAATGGATGCCAGGAATTCTAGGAGTAGAAAGTAGTGACCCTAAATTTAGACAAGAGGTAAACAAGTATTTTAATAATATTATGATTACTGTTCCTTATGAAGGAAAAGAACTTAATATTACAGTTGATGAAAGTGGTGAACCAGAAGTATTGGAAGATTATTTGAGATATAAGTTTTGTTTGCAACATCCTAAAGTAGCTGATTCAAAAGTTTCTGCTGATGTTGACCAATACAAAGAATATTATATTGAAGACCAAGCTTTAGAGTTAACTAAACGTACAACTAAACTTAAATCAAAAACTAATGCTACAATTAAATTTGCAGAATTAATTAATGATGAAGTTAAACTTGATTGGGTTCTTAGAGAATTAACTACTAAATATCCAAAAGAGTTAGGTTCTATTACAAGACTTACTTCTTTAGGTAAGGATGAAAAAGAACTTAAAGTTGCTGAAATTTTTGAAAAAGACCCTGAATACTTTATGAGTGTTGTGTCTGACCAAGACTTGTTATTTAAAGCACAAATTGCTTCAATGGTAGAAAGTCAAGTTATTCAAAAAGTAGGTAACGAATATGTTTATGGTTCTGAACCGTTAGGTGATTTAAATGCATCTATTGCTTATTTAAAGAATCCTAATAATTCTGAAGCTTATGTTATTATGTTAGCTAAACTTAATAATATGGGAATTGGATTTAAACAAAAAGAAACTAAAAAAGTAGAAAAATCAAAATAAAAATCTTTCCGAGAGCAATCTCGGAAAGAATATTGCGGGGTAGTAGCAGTGGTAGCTCGCAAGGCTCATAACCTTGAGGTCGTTGGTTCAATTCCAACTCCCGCAACATTAAAATATTATGAATATAAAAGAAATGCATACGTCTATTGCTACTGAAATGAATAAAATCAATTCAGCTTTGTTTGAGAACATTCTTGAACAAGAGGTAGACTTTGCACTTAACAATAGTATTTTAAGATTTATAAAACAAAGATATGGTGCTCAATCTAACCTTAAAGGTAAAGGTTTTGAAATGAGTCAAAAAAGGATTGATGACCTTAGAAGTTTAGTTACTAACTATTCAGCTAAAGCATTTTTACCTCCTTCTTTTGACCCAGATATAAATGAAAAAGTAGTTTTTTATTTTCCTGCTGATTATATGTTTGCAGTAAATTCTAGATTTAAAGTTTCACAAAATGAATGTGGTGCTTTTAGTCATACTTCTACTACTTTAACTACAAACATAAGTACTTTTGATTTTAGTTTAGTTACTAATTGGACATTATTTAGATTAAGAAACTTTACTGATAGTTATGTATTAAATTTAGGTGCTCAGGCTAGTAATTATAATACTGTTGAAGATTTAACTTTTGTTATTAGAATTATTTTACAAACATTAAGAGAAAGATATAATTATTCTGAATATGAATTTTATTACGAATATTATAACGGTTCTTATTTTAAAAATAAATTAATTATTGTAAACAAAACAACTACTACTTGGCAGTATTCTATTGACAATGCAGTTAACTATGTTAATTTAGCTACTTCAAGTAATGTTAAAACACATTATACTAATGCACCTAATAGTACTGTTGCTGGAAAGTTAGTTCAAGAAGATGATATATTTGCAATGCAAGTAGACCCGTTTAACAAAACTATTCCTGACTTTCCTTTATATTATACATCTAATTATAACTTTAATATATATATAGATAGAAATATTTTTGTTGTAACAGATGTTATTTTGTCTTATCTTCGCATCCCGAGAACTGTATCGTATTTTCTTAATCAAGATTGTGACTTACCTGAACATACACATTCTGAAATAGTAAGTATGACAGTTGATTACCTTCTAGAAGCAGTGCAAGCTGGTGATAGATATAAAACGCATCAAGAAATTGTTGCAACTAATGAATAATTTTTTTTTAATTAATAACAAATAAACAAAACAAAACAATGTCAAAGACTGTTTTATTCGGAAATGCCGCAGCTTATTCAGCTAAAGCAAACCCTGCCCTTTTAGCTGCTGGAGAAATTGGAGTTTAC